TCAATCAACGCACTGAAGCGATAACTTAGGACGACCACATTCGGGGAAGTCAGCCTGTTGAACATACTCAATTAGCAGTTTTCTGTCACCAAGCAATTTAAAGTAGTCTTCTTCTGTATAAGTTCCAGCTCTAAGCTCTGAATATTGCTCCTCTATCGCCATATCCGCTTGATACTCGGCAATTGCTGCGTTAACGCTAGCAAGTTCAGTTTGCTGCCAGTGCCGCTCTTCCACCTCGTTGATAATCGCAACTTTTTCAAACACATCATCAATATAATAATAGGCACCTAGATGCTCTCTGATATCGTCGGGCAACTCATTTGTATTAACTGTGTGTTTATGGGCGATTTTGCTATGGTTTACATTACCAATAGCAATAACAATACCTCTCTCGTCGGTATTTAACCTCACTGTACCCATCACTCGCTCTCCCATATATCATTAATAACTACTGTATACGTCGTAGTTGAAAAACCACCGCTAAATGCGTGGAAACTTAGTCTCTTTGCTGTCCCACCATCAGGCAGAGTGATTGGTATGACAATGGTGTAAGGAGCAATATTCACACCTGAAATGAAGGGTAGAGGAAAATTAACAGCGATAGGAACCGGTGCACTTGTATCATTTCCATCCGCGCTATCGTGACAATAAACACTAAATTTCGCTGAGTAGTTGGCAGTCACTTTTATATTGACTTCGAGGTTGACGAATTTCGCTTTTGATGCGCTGTTGGGCAAGATCCATTCAGGGCGTGGATTTTGCCCGAAGGGCAAAAGTGACAGTGCCATACTATCCCCAAACCCCAAGCGGGTTCTTTTTAGCGTTAGGGGGGGTAAGTTACCTGGGCTATAAACTGAACCTAGGCCTTCTTTAAGTGCTTTTTCTGTGACTGCTTTTGATTCACTCTGACCTTGGTATGAGTTAGACAATTGCACGACGCCCGAGCGCAAGGTTGTTGCGGTTCTGCGTAGTAGCTTCTTGACGGTCAAGAATGCTGAGTCATCGGTTCCACCGTCAACTTGAGCATTGGTGGCAATACGCGCAATGCCCGACTCTAACTCGGTAGCATGAGGGATAATTGGCGTGATGTTGATTGTCACCGCCGAGGCTTGGTACAAATCCATTGAGCACTCAATTTCGATTTGAACGTATTGATTATCAACTGAAGGAATGAATGTCGAGGGGTACGAGCTATAAACAATAAGATTGCCATCAGAATCATGCAGACCAAACTCATTAATAAAGTGCCCAGCAAAGCGTGACGCGTCGACATAGACAATGGCATTGAACCAGTGCTCTTGTGTGTTGCCCTCATGAATATCTTGTCGACCGAACTCATTCACTAAGTGTGTGACGTCCGGTGTTGGCGTGACACTTGAGCCATTCGCATCGCCTAGAGACATTTGGTCAATTAATAACTTTTGCCCACTTTGGTAGGCCGCTTCCAGCAGCTCTTTACCCTTGTCGGTAAGCACCGCCGTGTGCTCTTGTGCAGATCCTAAACTCATATTTCATTACTCTTATTTCGGATAGTCATGCGATGTCGACTCTTTAAGGTGACCGCTGAATATAGTCCGCCAATTAACGTTGGGTTGGTTGGGAAATTTTTAGAGGTAATTCGGTTGCGTCCTTTTGAAATCGCAACGCTGAATATCCCTCCTGTCGATGGCTTGTTTTTTATCGTCATTTGCCAATGCTGAGAGCCTTGTTTGTTGCTCTCAACGAGCGTGACGACGTTCTCATAGTCTTTTTGATTCAACCCACCTTTGTCTTGAGTCACTTCAACCAAAAAGGTGCCTTTAGCGCCAATTGGATTCATTTGATACCAAACGGTCAGCGTTGGGTTGAAACCTGTTAGGTTCAACGCTCGTTTTACAGCCCAGACCGTACCTTTGTATCGATAAAGCACTAAGCCTTCTTTGACGACTTCACGCTTTCTCTCAACTGTCCAAGTGTCATCCCAGGTATCGACACGAAACCACCAAGAAAGCCAGGGTAAGTAAGATTCGTGGACGTTATCAATATCGAGAACCTGAAGGCCATGAATGGCTAAGCGAAGCTCATTCATCTCTTCCGTTGTCAGGAAACTCAGCGTTCGAAGTCGAACGTCTTGCTTTAAGATTTTGGGAAGCATCATTTCGTCTCGTTTATCCAGTGTTTATAGGATATTCAAACCTGACCACATAATTTCCGTTCGGCAGATAGACGCTATATATAAAGACACAATACAGGCTCTAAATTACTCACAACGAGATAAGCTATGAGCACTGACAATCAAACTAAAAACACCGTTGAAACCGAATTAGAATCAGAAGTTCGAACCTTCACTTTGGAAGATATTGCCCGTGCAATGATGGAGTTTGATATCTGCATGTTGAACACGCCGGTTCAATTTGGTGGGATGGAACTCAACTGTGCTAAGCGAGTGCGCAAAGCGCTGGTTAAGGACCGAATTGAAGCGGTGCGTTTCACCAAAGAGCAATACGGTTTTGAATCTAACGATGCCATCACCGCGCACATTGCCTCGAGCATTTTAGTGTTTGGCGAACGCACTGAAGAGAAGCGAGATGAGCATGGCAGGCTCACGAACTTGGCGATGAAAGGCGAAGTGGTGATTCCGGTCGACATGCTGATTAATCTGCCCTATGAAGAGCACATCAACTTGGCTCACCTGATGGGAAAGAGCTAAACCTCGCACGAATCAAACAGAATATTTTTGATCACTCTTTTCGACTGCTCACCCACAAGAAAATCGGTCTTGTCTCCGTTGGCGAATTACTCAATGCCGACTGGGCGCAATATACGTATCTCATAGAGGTCTTTAATCATGGCAATAAATAAGGACAGTGGTTACGCGTTAGAGCTCATTGTTGGGGTTAAAGATGCGTTTACTCAGCAGTCGAAAAAGATTGAAAAAGAATCGAATAAGCTGGAGCGAGAGTTTAAGCAGCTGCAAAAAACCACCGCGGATGTTGATGCCTTTAAAAAGGCTGAATCGGCCATTGAACAATTGACCGACGCTGAAAAACAATACTCAAAAATTCTAGGACAAAAGAAGGATGAACTCCCCAAACTGAAGGCTGAGCTTGCCAAAGTGACACAGCAATCTCGAATCATGGCCAATGAAGAATCCAAACTGCAAGCGACCATCAATAAGCTTCGTACAGATATGGCGGGGTTAAGTGACGCTGGCAGCACCAATACCAAAATGTTTAAGAAAAAAACGGGGGCCGTTGCACAAGCTGAGCGCACATTGCAGGCGTATCAATCGAAACTAAAAAGTACAACTCAAGATGAAAACCGTATTCGCACTTCTATCTCTGCGACAGAGCGTGAGCTTGGTGATTTAACGAAGGCTCACCAGAAGAGCACCAATGAAATTAAAGCGCATGAGCGCTTAGTGTCACGCTTAGGTAACTCATTAAAAGAGGCGGGTCTCGATGTTAATGACATCATCCAAGAAGAGAAACGGCTGCAAGGCCAACTCAATCGAACCAATAAAGAGATTTCAGAGCAAGGTCGAGAGCTGGGTAAATTACAAAACTTTGAAAAGCTGGGGGCGATTGCTGGAGGGGCCATGGCATCAGCAGGCTTCGCCTGGGCGGGGAATGATAAGTCTCGAAATGAACGTATCCTTGCTGCTCGCAGTAGCTATTCATTAGAAGAGGTGCAATCGACCTCTCAACGACAATTTCGTACCGACTTAATTCGGATGTATGGTGCAGACCAAGAGAGTATCTTCGCTGCTCAAGCCCTCGCTAAACAGCAAAATTTAGGTGACGAAGATACTCAGGCATTAACAAAAGCCACTATCCAATTACAAAAGATTTTCCCTGATTATTCCTCACCCGAAACCGTTCGCGCCCTTGCCAATATTTCAAAAGGGTTCGGCATCAGCATCGAGGAGGCTGCGAATAAGGTTTACGCCACCAGCTCAATGGTCGGTGATGCTAATGGGGATTTGCTCGATACTTTCGCTGAATACTCGCCTTTACTCGGTGACAAGATTTCATTTGACCAATTTGCAGCCTCCATGGTTCGCGCCCGTCAAGCCGGTGTTTGGAATACAGATAAGGTAGGTGATTCATTTAAAGAATCCTTTATGGCTCGTTTTAGTGATAGCGATGAGTTTGCCAAATTGGTGGGGCAAGGCGATAAAGCGGGCACCATTGATGCCATCAGTGATGTCGATTTGCGTAACCGAATCAAAGAAGCCGCTTACCGAGTACGCCGTGACGTTGAAACAGGCAATGCGCCAGGTAACAACTATGCTGCACTATTGGCTCTAGTGAATAGTACAAACAAAACCGATGCTGCCACCGTCAAACCCATTCTTGAAGCCATAGGTGGCACAATCCTCTCTGAAGATATTGGTACCAAAGGTTTAGACGCAATGCAGCAAGGTCTGCAAGAAGGGGGAAAGGTCTTTGACGGTGTTGATTCTCTTGATGATGCCGCTCAAGGAGTATCAACTTCTATCGACAAAGCGATGAACTCGTTTGGCTCCATGACAGATACCGTCTCCAATAGTGCCGCTAATCTGATTGATAAATTCAATGGTCTTGGCGATGTGGTATCCAGTACGACTGGAGCTACGACGAGTAGAATGAATGACAATGCAGGACTGGGTTATGCGGGTCTTGTCGGCGGCATAGGCGCAACAGCTTTCGGGGGAATGCTTGCTGCCCGCCTTGGTAAGAAAGCCCTGGGTAAAATCCTTGGCACTGCAATGGGCACACAAGGCGGCTTCAAACCTGCGAGCATGTTTAGTGGCTTATTTAGTCAGTCTGCTGCTGAGCCGGTGGCGAAGGTCGCTAAAGGGGCAAGCTCGTGGTCGTCTGCTGGGGAAAAAGTAATAAGTGGAGGAAAAGGCGTTCTCAAGAAGCTCCCCGCCATTGGTACGGCTTTGAATGCGGCCTCTATTGGCATGAGCGCCATTGAGGGAGATACGGAAGGAGTTTGGCGTGGTATTGGAGCCACGGCTGGAACCACACTAGGCGGTCTCGCGGGGAGTTTGTTTGGTGGCTTTGGTGCCGTCCCTGGTGCGATTGCTGGCTCTGTGGCGGGTGATGAGATTGCAGGTTGGTTATACGATATTTTCAATGGTAAGGATGATCCTGTTAACCAACAGGCTGTCGCTCAAGTGGAGCAGACGGTTCAATCTGCGACAACGCAACCCAGAAACGCCATCAGTCAGCCACCAGCCACAATCGAAGTGAGCTTTGCACCTGTCATTCAACTGGAAGCGGTGAGCTCTGAGGCCGATGTGATGGCACAAACCTTAGTGGCAGCCCTGCGTGATATGACGCCTCAGCTCAAACAGACATTGCATGATGTGATGGATGATCTTTGGAAAGATATGGATCATGTTGACCTCGACTAAAAATAAATATACTGTGTTTTTATACAGTATATTTGAAAGGAGAGTTTATTATGCGCGTTGATATGATCGTCAAAGCTTCTGGTTTACCCAAAGGGACATTCTCTTTGATTGAGCCTGAAATTCAAAAGCGTTTGTCGGTACTCGATCCCGATGTATGTGTCCGTATCCGCAAGGGTGAAAACAATCATCTGGACATCATGGAAAGGGATAAAACCAAAAAAGAAAAAGCCCATGCGCTTTTGGAAGAGATGTTCAATGAAGCGGACGAGTGGCTGTACAACTAAATATGACGAAGGCGCAATTAAGCGCCTTCTCTTTTTAAGTTGCGGACTAATATTGAATATTTCTCATCGACTCCAGCGTTTGTTCAAACGTTTCCTCTTCCATTTCAATGCCGATAAAACGTCGATTTAAACTCAAACACGCCTTACCTGTAGAGCCACTGCCCATAAACGCATCGAGCACCACATCATGTTCACGGCTGCTGGCGGTAATGATATGTTGCAGTAAGTCTTGTGGTTTTTCGCAAGGATGCTTACCTGGATAATATTGCACCGGAGCAAACTGCCAGACATCGGTATAAGGCACCTCACTGGTGACGGAGAACGGTCGACGTAAATGTTCGTATTGCGCTTTTAGATCATCGTATTCCAATACCAAGTTTTGGTAGTTATTTTTTAAAGCGTCATACTCCTCCACTAGGTCGCCATGCGTCTTGGTTAATTCTCCCTTTTTACTTGCGAAAAGCTGTTGAAGCTTTTGGTATTGCGCTTTGTTGGGGAGTTTCCATTGGCTTTCATTAAACCAATGAGAGCACATTTGTGTCCCTGTTGCCGCATTGATTTCTTTTGCTGTCACACCAAGTTGTTTACGAGCATTGATGAAGTAATCCATCAAAGGTTTGAATACGTGTTTCTTGAGCTTATTGCATTTAGAAGCGTAACCAGAGCAACCTTTGGCATAGCCTTCAGCGTTATAGTGGCCAGCAAATAAAATACGTTCGGTGGACGGAAAGAACATGCGCAAGTCCGGTTTGTGCATTATTCGCCATGGGCCTGACGGTTTGGCCCAAATGATGTGGTTAAACACTTCAAAGCGGCTTCTGATGAGAATTTCAGTATCACTGGCCAGCTTTGAACCACAGAACAGATAAAGACCTCCTGAGGGTTTAAGGATTCGCCAGAACTCGAGAAGCACTTCATCGAGCCAGGCTAGAAATGAAGCGACATCTGGCCACTGATTGTCCCAGGCATTACGTTTGACTTGGAAGTATGGTGGGTCGGTTAAAATCAGATCAACGGAGTTGTCTTCAAGCGTTTTAAGGTAGGTTAAACAATCGGCATGGATGAGGGTGGCACGGCCATCGTGCAGTGTGTGTTGGTGCATTCTTATCTCCTGTTAGCAAGAGCCTTGAACACAAATAGCGATTGAAAGCCGCCAGCAATAAAGAATTAAAGCTGGCGGCGTTTTGCTGCTTCCTCTCCAATTCCTTTATCAAAAAGGTCTTGGGTCTCAGGTACTCAAGGCATCAAAACACCTATCAACCTTATCACGCAAAACTGTGTATTTATACAGTTAATTGTTTCGAATTAATTGCGTTAAATCTGGATAGGGCTGTTGTGAAAGCTGTTCGATAACAAAGGCCACGTGATGGACAGAGTGCTCAGGCAGCATTTGGGATACAGAGATAGGGTCAACATGACCTTGTTTAGACTGTTCAATAATCAAACTCACCAGCGTTTTATGTTCAGGTTTAATCGTTAACATGCTGAAATTCCATGTAAATTCAACGTGAACACGACACTAGTATGGTGTGTCGGGAATAGCCAGTGCTTTGTGATGATAACTTGAGTTAATTAGAGCTCTGCAGGATGTAACAGCAGGTGAGCTTGATGCGTTTTTGCATTCCACTCTTTCATTTCTGCGATAAACAAACCATGTCGATGAATACTGTCAATGAGGTCATACGCTCTCTCATGTTGAATTAACATAGACAGAGGACTAATCTGTGTCATATTGTCGAAACCCTGTTCAATATGTTCTTCTAACATATACAAAACACTCGGTTCTGCCTCAGTTCCTTCCTCAAAAAGTCTCGACTCAATGCCTTCTTCGTCATATAGATGCACGAGCAGTGAGTACAGCTTCTCCGCACCAGCGAGCTTGGTCTTTTTAGCCTGGTCATTAAGTTGATAGAGCTTCATCTCTAGGTTCCCTTCTTTTGTTCGAGCCGCTTGAAGCATCAAGCGAATGTCTTTTTTAATCGCAGCGTAAGTCTTATCACTCATTTTGGGCTTTAGATATTTCAATAAAATCTCATTACGCTTTGCAATGGGAACGAAACGCGAGCTAGCCGATACTTGGAACAATAGATGAAGCAAAGCATGCGTTATGGTTTGGTGTAATGTTTGATAGTAATCAAACTCTTTTTTGATTTGCATAAGGACTAAATATTTGACGAATACAACGTATTGTTATGCGGTCATACTGTCCATAAATCAAGCTATTGAAATAATTAAAATGAAAGGTTGTTACTGCAGTTCAATAAACACCTGCTTGGAAAGCACTTGCTGAGTGGCAGCGCTTACTCGGTAAACCCGTGTATTGCCATACGCACTCGCAAACGCCACCGCCCTGAGCGAATCGTCTAACTCAAGCACAAACTGCACGCTAGGTAAAAAGTCCTCACTCTCCAATTCATCAAAAGCGAACAACACCTCATCAGGTGAGGTCATCAACTTCTCTTGTATCATTTCCCGAAACGGCTCTAGCTCTGGCGCTTGCTTTATCGCGTTATTGAGTGTGGTAGCCGATAAGCCTTGTTTCGCGACGGCTTCGGCTTGCTCTTTCAATACACGTTTACTTTGTGCGTGAGAGTAGTTGAGAATGCTTTGGATCAGTCCATATTCTTGCGCCCGCTCCATCATCGATACTGGCAGCGTTTTCATTGATACTAATGGCGAGCTAGTAAACTGATGCTCTTTGCCTGTTGTCGCATCCTTATCCAAGGCTGTGCCACTGACCTCTGCAGAGGCCTGCCGTATCGATGCGGGTAGTGCTTCATATTGCTTGCGTGATAGCACTGAAACGGTCGCGCGGCATTTATGGTGATTGGGCGGGTAAAAACTTTCCCAAAATGGGTCGTCTTTAGGTTTAATAACGCCATCAAGCTTTCTGCACAGCTCTGTGGTGCCCGAATCGAGCACCGACGAATACACCAAAAACTCGACTAAATCATTATGAGCAATTTGAGTCCAACGACCTGAATTGTATGCGGTCATCATATTATTGCGATAATGCAACTCTAACCAATAAGGATTGACCTGAGAGAGTCCTTCTTGCTCAAGAAGTTGACGGAGGTTCCCTAACGTTTCAGAGCGTGATGCGCCGCTTCCATCTGCCGATACGCTTGGGTATCGGTCGGTATCATGGCTTTGAGTGAATCAATCGCTTCCTGAAAAGGCACCTCATCCACGGCGAGATAAATCGGCGCATAAGTGAGTTCGAGAGGTTTCTCGCTGGCATCATTGATCGCATTATGGATATGCGCTTGGCCCAGCAGCCAACTCACCATCATCGAAGCGGCATAGATGTTGGTGTATTGCGTTGCCACTTGAGTGATATCGATATCGTCTGGGTTTGAATGCGCTTTGAACGCTGCTTCCAGTTCGCTTGAAAGGCTTTTGACGGTTAATGAAAGCGCCTCATCTTCGAGGCGCTGTAATTTGGTGAGGTTACTGGTCTCTTTCTTGTCGATACTCTTTAAAGCAGACATAGATGCTTTCCTGGTACGTCTGAAAACTCCAGACTTGGACGTTGATTAAAACCTTGTACAGGGTCAACCCCTGAGCCATTCGCCAATGCCGATTCCAACATGGCTTTGTAGGCATCCTCATCCACTCGGATTTTGATACTGCCTTCACGACCGTTGGCTAAGAATATCCATTTTAACAGCGTATCGTTAAGCGTCTTATGCACCATTCGAGCATCACGCTTGGAGACGCGCATGGCTGCGCGCTCGTGAACTTCACCCAAAGAGCGAGAACCGTACTTTTGGTTACCGCCTGTGAGAGTCTGCCCAGTGATGCGCTTGGAGATTTTATTGTCGATGTATTCAATGGTTCGAAGCAGTTCATCCACCTTACCGTTTGCATCAAGGGTGACGATTTCTTTTACACCAGAGAGTGCCACCGCATCTCCGTTCATCACAGGGGCCAACGAGTTGGCTATCGCTTGTACGTCATCCCCGCCATTGGCATTTTCAGCCAGAGCAATCGCGGTTGGGATCGCGTATTTCTCACCCAGTCGCTCGATGTTGGCCCAGCTTATCCACTTACTTTGCCAAATGGGCCACACTGACTCTAAGATGGTTTCGCCGTATGGACGCTCGGTGGTTGCATTGCGCAGCACAGGAATGACTTTCCCTGCCACAGGCGTTTTTGCTGTGTAGTCCACGGCGCTGTACACTAAGGTGCCATCTTTCAATAGGCGAAAGTCTTCAGGCCGTTTGGGCTCTGAGTGAATGAGGCAAAGCTGTGAGTCGACTTTCTCCCAGATAAGCTCCACGGGCATAAAACCAAATTCCGTCGCACTTAACATCTGCTCCATCAACATTTCTAAATCAAAGTCTGCCATCACCTCGTTGTAAAACGCGATGTCATTGGCCGAGCCTTCCATCACGTAGGGCACCGTCATGGCCGTGGCATGACGCATTTCAATGCTTGATGCGACCTCTTCATCGAGCAGCATGGCGCGAATGGCCCCAAAATAGTAATTGCTGCTTTGGTAGCGAGCGTTGCCGAGCTCTGCAGGTAATGGGTAGTGATTAACGATAACGTCGGTGGGAAGCCGGGCGATAAGGGACGATAATGTGAGATTCTTTATCACGGGCAATCGCAGCTCCTGTGTATTGGGCACCGCTTTCAGTGCCGGTATTAAGGCCAAGCAAGGCGTTGATTAATGCGAGCGCTTCGTCTTTGCGGTCATCAAAATCAAACTCGCTGATTTCACCTAACTCGTAAATCGCCCTTTGAGTCATGCCTTCAGCCAACACTTCTTTGTCATCCTCGCTATAAAGGCGAGACAAGGCATTCTTTTGACCAAGATAGGCATAGCACCAACGCGCGGCGGATTGACAAGCGGTTTGAGCGTTATTCTCATCGTTGTAAGTTAAGGAGTGGTAGATTTGTTCATCCAGGGAGCTCGAGACTCCCTGGATGGTGACCATCGCTCTTAACTCGGTAAGGGTAATAGTCATTATCACTCCTTACTTCAGTGCGTCATCCGCCCAGCAGATGGCATCGACGACAACTGCAGGCAAAGGTTTTGACATGGTGTACACATCCGCGCCACTTGGGTCGTCGACTTTCTTCACCTTCGAGAAGAAAGGTAAGGCCTGAAGGCCTGCGTCCAAATCATCGAGTGCGGCATAGTACGGTGTGTGGCCAGCATCAAGGTCAATCATCACCATCTTGTCATCATCAACGGTTTTTACGCGGGTTTTCGTACCGCCAACCATGGTTTCGTATGAACCATTTTCAAGGTTGATGAGGTAGCCGCCGACATTGACTTGCCCCTTACTGACTTTCACATCGAGCACGTTGGATTTATTTTTTCCTGCTAAGGTGACAATGCGAGCAAACAATGTTTTACCACTCAACACTTCCAAGTTTGCGCCATAACCTTTCGCTTGAATGACTTCATCCATCTCTTGCAATGCGGTGTACACTTGTTCGATGGTGGCGTCTGTGGCTTTCAGTGAGTTGTTAAAGTTGTAGCGCAGGGTTTCCCCAAAATCCACTTCAAACAATTCCATTGCGCCGTCTGCGGTTTTCATTGGATAGGCAATCTTACCTGTTAGCGATTGAGCGCACAGCGCTTCGGTTGAGACTTCAATCTTGCGCATCACACCAAACTGAAGCATTTCAAAAAACTTTTTAATGTTTTTTAAACCTAGTGCCTTGAGGTTGTTGAGCTCCGCCGCTGACACATGCGATACCGTCGAAAAGCCCTGTGGCTCGATAGATTGAGTTTCTAAGTCATTACCACCCAACTGATACGCTTTAGTGCCGCGACGTACCACCGGAATGTTAGACAGGGTCTCTTTGAGTACATTCCAGGGGATGCGCACACTTGGGTAAAACACCGCATCCCCAAACACCTTCTTGCGAATACGCATAGGCACTGGCTTGCGTTTTTTGTAGTTGTTCAGCAGCTCAGCCCACTCTTGAGGGGCTAACAGACCGCGTAAAATATCAATAATATCCATGCTTTGTTCTCTTTATCGCCGCTTATCAAACAGCGGCATGCATTAATGGGTGGGGTTATTTGTCTAAGCCTGACTCAGAAGCGTTGTTGTCTGATTGCGCGTCACCATCGGGGGATGGCTCTGAGTCTTCTTTTGGCTCATCCGCAATCACCAAACCAACGCTATCTTCGACGCGTGGGTATTCCCCTTTTTTCGTTAGGGCGACATGAATCGTCACTTCACCATCACCAACCGGGGTGATAAGTCCTGATTTTTCATCGACGGTGGCCACCGATTCATCACTCGAGGTGTACTTTACGATTTGCTCGTAGGGGTTATTGAGAACAAAATTCAAACCGCCGTTTTGCACATCAACGCCAAGCTCTGAGTACACAACCGGTGAATCATCCACTTTACGAAAACCGACAGGCTCGATTGTCAATTTACCTTTTGACTCTGCGTCGATATTTGGCGTGGCCTGCAGCGCGGGGTTACCCATTTGATGATAAGCGTCACCTTCACGTTTTAAGAGGTGAAGCTTTGCGATGGCTTGCTCAATCAAATCATTACGGCGTGAATGGTGCAGCAGTGTGCGTGGGTGAGCGCCCATTTGAACAAAGGCATTCGACGCGTCACGCAGCGCTTTAGAAAAGACACCGTCTTGTTTGGCTTTTTGTTGCTCTAGGGGACTCATAACCAGGCTCCTTCTGCAAAGAGTTGAACGCAAGAAAGCGTAAATTCATTCGCGGCGGTGAGCGCAGAGTCATCCGCAAGCACCACACGGTCACGAAGGTACGCGCCAAGGCGAAGTACTGAAACAGACCCATCACCTTTCATTTGTTTGGTGGTGACTACCCCTAGCGTCACTTGAGTGACGGTAAGATTGCCAGCGCCATCATCTTGAACGGTGATCAACGGGGAGCCGTCCCAACGCCCAGTGATCATGCCATCAGTGATCACCACAACATGACCTGGCTCTAAATCGGTGATGCCATTGACCATCATTTGTTGGATGACGTTGCCACCGGTATAACTGCCGACAATGGCGGGTGCGCCCTTGATGGTGGTTTTCATTCCAAATTCCATTACCAACCCTCCGGATCAAAGTTATCTTTTTGAGCATTGCCTCCATCGGCAAGCTCTAGATTTTGAGTCAATGCATCCCACGCCGACTTTTTAGGTGGGGTTGCACTCTTTTCAGGCATCGCGCTCAGCATACCTTTGAGCTGGCTGTAACGATTACCGTCGCCTGATGCGCAAAGTTCAATCGACGAAGCACCTTCAATCATGACTTTCACACTCTTGCGAAGCTCGTCGCTCATTTCACGCGAGTCCGCAAGTTCAGTCAGTGTTTCTTTACGATCGCCTGCCAACGTTTCTTGCATCGCAGTAACCGCACCGTTTGATTTGTCGTCATCGGTCTTAGTCGGCTCTCCACCTTTGTTTTGCTCACCGTCTTTTTTAACTGGCGGCGTATTAGGTTTAATCCCCATACCGTCAAGCTGCTCTTTGACGACATCGCCAAGCAGCGTTTTGAGTTCGTCTTTCTTCATGGTTATTCCTGTTTCATTGTCATCAGAGCCAGGTTGAGTACCGACATCTGCACTGAGATAGATAGCGTCATCACAAAAGTCGCTATCGCTTAGATCCACCACATCACGGGTTTTCGTGTCCGCCGCCGGAGGAAGCTGCCCCAAGAAAGCAAGGTGGTGCATGTACCACTCACCCTCTTTATCCGGTACTGGATGGATGCCAGCACTGAAACCTTCAAACTTGCCCGAATCTTCCAGTGTTTCCATCTCGGGGGTGTAAATCACCTCACCCACAAGGACGGTTTTTCCACTTTTATCGCCACTGCCAGCTTCCGTTCTGAGGTTGGACGCTCGCCCCAACGCGGCAATCTGATCGCTGCCTTTGGTTGGGTGGCCTGGGGTCACAGGCGGGCGGGCGTCCGATTTATAATGGCGAACCACCGATTCGAGCTGCGCTTTCGTGACGGGTTGACCATTTTTTTGAATGCCATCTGCCACAATTTCCAACTTACGAATTCGCATATCGACTCCTTACAAGGTCACGGTGATACCAAATTGCCCTGGTGCATCCGGCGGGTATTTCGCACCGGTTTGCATGTCGAGCATGAAGACGCGTCCTGAGGTATTGCTGATCTCAATAAAATGCACAGCAATGTTGGCGGTGTACGGTGAGCCTTCATCGTTATAACCAGGCACCGGAGGGTTTTTCACAAACCCATGAAGTCGAGTAATGCCCGCATCAATAATCTTGGTCCCTGTTTCGGAATCCAGCATGCGTACTTGTCCGGTGAGACGCAGTTTTATCCACCCATCGTTATTGGTCAGTTGAGCCACGTCGCCAAGCGCCACCGACTGAAACTCGACCGTTGCCGTTGGGGCTTCGTACTTGCCGGTTGGCACTTCGACATCACCCAAACCCCCTAAGCCGCCCACCGTGGCCATCTTGCGCTGTAGGTCGCTGCTTGCGCTTTTTACGCGTCCGACGTATTGGGTTTCATTAATGAACGCCATCTGGTCACGCCAGACCACACTTTTCTCTGCCATGATTTACCTCATGCAATCAGTTTGTTAAAGGCGCTTTCTAACCCTTCAACATAAATTTCGGCTTCAAATTCCACACTCTGCATAGGCACAGGCGGTGTCATTCGATAGCGGTACTTAATTTTGCCTTGCATCAGATTGGTGAGCGGGTTGTCACCGGCATCAATTGACACATTGCTGTACACCAATGCGGTGCCTTCTTTCGAGCGAAGATAATCGTTCACCGTATCTTTCACGCGGCCACAGGTCGTATTGGCAATGTCCGTTGGGCTGGTGAACATCGGAAAGTCTAAGAACTGACGTGTAGCGTCCTCAATGCTTTCTTCTATGATGTCTGCCGTTCGGCGCACCGATAGAAACGACAGGTAATCGCTCTTGGCTGGAAATGCGCTGGAGTAGTTACCAAAGTTCTTCCAACCGCCGTGGTTCATCAGCGTGGTAATGCCGTTCACGTTTAAGTAGTTCACATCACACGATGGATCGCTTGGGATGTAATCGAGATCAATGGAAGGGCCTATCACATCGGCCATGATATAGTTGGATGGGGAGCACCAGTAACCGGTTTCCGGCACAATGTTCTGCTCGGTTTGGTTGCGGTCTACCTGAGCAATGAGGCCGCACAAGCTTGGTGCGTACCAATCGACCACCGTTGCTCCGTCTTCGTCTAACACTTTGGGACGTGGCCAGCCGACATACGCGCGTTGTGAGGTGTACTTTTGCTTCCAAGCGTACGCCTCAGTGGGTGTTGAAATATGCTCTGGCATATCTCCTACCCAAATACCGCGGATAGTGCTGACCGCGGCCACTGCGAGCCCCATTGCGCCATCCTTGTGTAAGATGCCTGGCGCCATGTTGATTTTGGATGAAAAGCCGTAGCTCTGTTTCGCTTTACGCAGTAACGGTAGCGCTTCCATGAATTTTGCTAGCAGCGCATCCGTCACACGAGCCACCGTCAGAACATAAGTTAGCGCTACGCCAGCAACTTCACCCACATTGATTGTCACATCGCTGTCATTGGTGTAGCTGACGTTGCTCTTGGAGGCGAGCGTCACGGTGACCACCGTTTGACCTTCTGAAAGGGGGGTGATCGTGCCGTCACTACTATCAACCAAGGCAAGGGCTTCATCATCAATGGACCAGACTGCGGTTTGTTCGTACGGATTGATTAACGCGTTGGGTTGAGAGTCTGCGCCTAGGAACGCTGTTGCAACAGAATCGCCCAGCGTCGCTGGACTCATGGTCTTGCCTGCGTTTGGGTTGGTTTGAGCGACCGTCACGCCATAGACATGGGCTTCATCTACGTCATTCTCACCCTCATTAAAGGTGACCAAAGCGGTGATGTTAGCAACACCCGCTTTCACCGGCGTTACTACCCCCGTATCAGCATCCACGGTAGCAATGAGGTCATTGTCCGAGCTGTACGCAATGTGACAAGCGTGAGGGTTTGAAATCGTGACAGGCAAGCTTGCGCCATCATCAATATAAATAGAGACGCTGGATGTGCTCATCGTGACGCCAGAGGTCGCAGGCGCTTCAACGTCAGGGAAGTCGCCGTCCTTACCTAAAGGGATTGATAAGATGGAGTTACTTGGTACATAGCGGTGAACGCGACGAATGGCGTTGGCGAGCGTGCCTTCACCGAAGGTCTTCTTTGCGTCATCGTAATTGGTGGTGTGGTAAAGCTTTAATGGCGTTGCCAACTCAGAGGTGCCAAACACCCCAATCACACTGGACGACACTTCGATGACCGAAATGGGACCTGTGAGCGATTCGATGGTTCGGATGCCGTGAAGTAATTCGGCCATGGATACTGTCTCCTGTTAATCAGTCGAGTCAGTATCTGAGATTATTGGAGGGGTAATTTCCGTTCGGCAGGCTTAAGCGTTGGTAAAATCGAACACGTCACTTTGCCCTGTGGCGAGGATTTGGCAAGAAAGCTTAATGCCAATAATGCCCTGTGGCAAATCGGTTTGAGTGACCACAATACTGTCAAGTTTGACTCGAGGCTCATACTTAGCCACCGATTCAGCAATGGAGACTTTCAACCCTTGCACTTCCCATTGAGGCTTATCAATATACTCTAAGGCATCCGCGGCGTAATCCGGCATATAAATACGTTCGCCTTTGCCAGTGTACACAATCATAAAAAGTGACTGCTTGATATCAGCCACTAAATCGGTGTTTCGTCCGCTTCCTGCAAATTTGAGTGAGTAGGTCATGCGTACCCCGTTTGAATTCGTTTGAAATCCGGCTTGAATGAGTTTGAATAAAATTATTTGAACATTCACACCAGATAGAAATTAAGCGCCCTCAGAATCGCTTTGAGGGCGTTTTGTTATTTATTGATTTGCGGTGGACGTTGGTCTGCCTTCTGCATCATTGTGTTTATGGCTAATCACGGCGACCGTGACACCATTGATGGTCACTGACCCTTTCATGGTGGCACCGCTGCTCATCACGGCTGCGCCACCACTAGTGCTACCGTAACCTGCTGCGCCCACTAAACCAGTAAAGGTGGCCGTTTTCATTCCCGTTAACGTATCCATCATGGTCGTCGCTTTTACGACCTTGAGGGTGTCATTGAGCGAGGTTGCACCTGTGACTTCCAGCTTCGCGTCAATCAATACCTTTTCTGTATTGACGGTAATGGCAGGGGTTCCACCGCCAATCTTTAACACGCCCGTTTGGGTGGACTGGTCGTACTCAAGCAATGTGCCGTCTTTAAACTGAACCCCAAACTTATCGACGTTCGCGATATAGGGCTTTGCTGACTTGTTCGCCATCGAGCCAAGCACAAAGCCAGACATCATTGAACCGCTAGGGATGAACAAGCACAGCACCTGTTCACCTGGCTCAAGGTTGCATGAAATACTGACGCTCTTACTTCGTAGCCCCAGCACAGGCAACCAATCTGACTCCGGGTAACGCAGCCCTGGGAAGGTGACCTTTACGCGCCTCAGCTGGGCATCTACCTTGCTCACTTTGCCAATGCACACCAGCTTGCGCAGCATAGAGCGCACATCACTGAGTTTGGTTTTGATTTCTGCGAGTTTGTTGAACATAAAGGCTCCTAACGCATCATTCGTCGTAAGGCCCCACCGCCAAAGCGTGAGAGGGCTTTGGCGGCGCTACTGATTGACTTGGGCGTTTGTGGCGTTGCGCCGCCCACAAAGCCAGATTCGAATCCACTGATGGCAATCTCCACCGCATCGGGTCCGTCATCATGGCCACGAGGGAATTCTAAAAACATTTGACGAAGCAGCGTTTGAGTCTCTAAGAATTGGATAAGTCCGTTCTCGACCTGTGACGAGAGCGACTTGATACGCACTTGCTTATTGCCCCCTTTGAACTCACGAACTGGAAGGCGCACGCCTTTCTTCTTGGCGTAACGCATCACTTCTTTTTTGTAAATCTTCTGGAACGCAACGGTTTCGAACATCACAAAGGACGGCCTGTGTTGCTGGAAGACATCCACAATGCGCTGGGCAAACTTAAGATCCGACTCTTTCCAGCCCTTGGCAAACAGCACATGATCCACCATGGTGATTTTGTGTCGAGCCACCACGGCAATAAAGGACCAGTCACCTTTTTTAAGGCCCGTAGCAGGGTCAATCGCCATGCCAATGGTGCAATCTCGAAGATCCAATTCATAAGGTTTGAAGTAGACAAACCACTCTTCCTTGAAGTCGGCATCTTCATCGGCAATGGGACGGTTCATCCACTCTGTCCACCACGCACTGCCTGACGCGATGCGTTTATTGTCTAACTCTTTCAAGCTCCAACGTGATGGAAATAAGGATTGCCCCGACGGGGTAATGGCACTGAAGCGCAACCCCAACCAGTTAGGCAAACGGCCCTCTTCAATTTGTTTAAGCAGACGTGACGGTAAATCGTCTGGGTGCATGATGGTGTTGGCGATGATGGTCAGCGCCCCTTTGCCCAGGTTCATAATAACGCGTTTAAACCAGCGCTCTGCCTGACGACGCAGTGTCGGCGATTCCACCTCTTTGTCATCGAGCAAGTCATCACAGATAATGTGAGTTGGACGTTGGTACTTGTTCTTGATACCACGCAGCCGCTGCCCACGACCGACCGCGACGATAGAAGAGCCATTGGCCAGTTTGATTTTGCGTTTCGTCCAGGTGTTGCCGCGCTGCTCCCCATAGTCATCCAGAATCAATTCGTTATCTTCTAAGTCATCTTTGATGGCATCCATCATCTCTTTGGCGCTATCGGCGGACGCACCACAAATGACAATAAAAGAGCCTGGATGATTGAGCGCCAGCCATAAGGGCATAGCCTGAGTGTTACGGGTGGTTTTACCGTGGTCGCGTGGCTCGATATCGAGAATGCCCTCGTACTCACCACGCTTGCCGTTTTCAAGCGTAAGGGGCTGTTTGATAAAGCCGTGGTCACGCGGGTCAATGAGCGCTTTGAACAGCGCTTCGTCTTGATGATTCAAATGTCGATCTGCTGCTAAGCGAGTCAGTGCGAGCTGGTATTCACTGAACTCAAGCGTGAACGCATCCGGCATATAGGTTTGACAGAAGTATGCAAAGTCGCGTTTAGATTTGGCGCGGCGCTTTTGACGCGCCTTTTCTTCTTTTTGTTTTCGAGCTAAATCATGCCGCGCTTGGGCTTTGGTGTTCTTCGTGACGCGTTTGTCCTCAGCGGCACTATGCGCACTGTCTCGAATATTCTCTAAATCCGCATCGGACAATCCACCAAAGAGGCCGCTCATCGACGGCCTCGTTTCGGTTTTTGGTCGATACGAATTGTCTGAATGATGCCGACCAGCTCAAGTAAGAGCTCAGGACGTGTTTCTTTGAGCATATCGGTAAGCTGACTTTCAAATTCGACCTTTGCCGCATCGACCCCTTTACGAAACTCGACTTTCAATCGGTCAAGGTTCACCTGTGCATCCGATAGTCGCGCTAACAAGTTAGCCAGCTTGTTCGGATCTTTAAATGACTCAGGGCCAAACTCCAATTCACGCAATACTTTGAACATGTAACGCTGCATGATTTGTAAGTTCAGCTCTGAGATGTCGGTGTTGGGGCTGTCTTTGAATTCCTTTAGAAACACCTCCGCTTGCTCTTGAACCAGACGCTGCTCTTCAATCAATTCCTGATTACTGCGAAGTACACGGTGCACTGACGAACGTGAAATATCAAAGCCGTCTTCTTTGAGCGCCTCCGCGATATCGTCCAGCTTCATCTTGTCCACGGTGTACATCTCAATGACGCGCTCAAGCAGCCCGTGCAATTCCACCTTTGAGCGTGGGGCCATGGGGTTTCCTTCTTATTGTTCTCGTGAGTGTGCAGCTTATCTCCCGAAGAATTGATTAACTTCCGTTCGGCAGATGGTCGCTAAATAAAAGGCAGAATTTAAGCCTGATTCAAACACAGTTCAATGGAGCGTATCAGTGATGAAAGGGTTTCTCGATGCACTGCACAACACCACTAAAACGATTGAGGGACTGCCAGAGACGTTGGCTCCCTTTGGCTTGCAGTGCGTGCGCGACAACATGAAAAGCGGCACGTTTAAGCCCAATGCACCACTGTCCAAAAACACCAAGAACGCAGGGGCTAAGCCCCTATTTGATACAGGAGAAACCTACGCTTCATTGACGTACAAGGCTGGCCAAGATGAATACCGAGTGGGCACCAACAAAGCCCATGCGCCACTGATTAACAATGGCGGCGTGATAAAGGCCAAGAAAGCCAAGCAGCTCGCCATACCGATCAACAAGCAGGTAAAGAAACGCTCCGAGGTGGTTGGGGTGCGTAAAACCTTGGAAGGATTAGAGCGTCAAGGTTGGAAGATTTTCTACCGTCCGCATTCCATCATGGGACGAGCGCCCTTGGGGGGTAAGGCTTTTGGTCAAAAGGTGAAGACCAAAGCCAACCGAAACAACAAAGGCGCAGATAAAGGCGTGTTTTATGTGCTGTATATCCGAACGCCACAGGTCAAAGTCTCCAGTCGTGAGTTCATGGTCTTAAGCCCAGAGCAGCAGCAAGCACAGCAAGAGATGGCATTAGAGCAGTTAAAGGCAGCAATCCAATGAAAGTGATACGAACATTAGAAAAAACACTGGAAACCTCACTTGGCCTGCAGGCGGTGGTTGAGCCCTCTAATGCGGTGGCCAGAAAAGAAGTACGCGTGATGTTCAATGGTATCCGCGCGTTGAATCGACTGGCACTGACGACACAAGGCTCGTTCGCGGCTTATGAAATGCTCCTTGATGTGGTGATTTCAGCCAGGGTCAGCGGCGGGAACACGCAATGCTTCTTATCTAGCCAACAGATACAACTCAACCTGCGCATGACCGATTATCTCACCCATGATCTGATTGTTTTAAAAGACATTGGCGAAGACTTGCCTGCTGGCTTTGGTGAATTCGGTGAGCGCCTGACGGTCGTGGGCGATGCGGAGATGTCCGACGCTCGCAAACTATCATCCGGCTGGAGTGAGCCAAAACAAAACGATGACTTTGACCCTAAAGACGATCTCTTTACTTGGCGCGAAGATTGGCAAGCCACATTAGCGCTCACCGTACACAAACACTATACCAACCCTAATGTGACTGAAATTACCGCCAAGAGCGCTCTCACCGGTGAGAGTCACACCATCAATGATGAGGAACCATAGATGACAGAGCAAACAACGAACTACTCCCAATGGGGCGGTTTTGGTGACTTGGTCTTTAAGGGACGCTTCACGCCAAACAAAATCAGCGACTCGCGCACTTTTAAGATCAACAAGCAAGATCTCATTAACGGTTATCCCGCGCATCAAAATATGGGGGAAGATGAACACACCGCTTCATTAGAACTGATCTTCAACAACTACTTTGTCGACATCACGAAGATGACCAAGCAGCTCGAATTAATGGGCGAAAACGGTGTGCCTCGCGCTTTGGTCGTGGGCTCAGTGGTGCATGGGCAATTCTGCATTCGTAAAATCAATCGTACTCATATTGAAACCTTACCCTCTGGCGTTATCACCAGTGTTAATTACCAAATCGATCTTGTGGAAGTACGCGCATGAACACTTTGATTGCACGCCAGAGCGAACGATGGGAGCAGCTTTGCTATCGCGCCTATCGCGCCAACAGTCAAACCTTAGTCGACGCGTTGTTTGAGGCTAACCGAGAGCTCACCCGAACCATGACAAGCTTTACTTTTCGTGGCGGTGAAACCGTTATTATCCCTGCCACCAAGGTGGTGAACACCGTCACGGTGGAAATGCCGCCATGGGCCTAATCGCCACGGGAGTCATTCGTCCGTTCGCCATTTTGCATTGGGCGGGTAAGGATGTGACCGCTGAGCTCAGTCGCTATGTCAAGTCCATGACCTATACCGATGTGATGGAAAGCAAACAAACCGGTACGGATACCTTGTCTTTGACTTTGTTTAACAAAGACCGCCGCTTTTGTCAGGCGTGGTATCCCACCAAAGGCGACACCTTAAAGCCCGGTATTGGCTGGTTAGATGAACAAGGCCAACGCCATGAATGGTTGTGGGGGGAATTCAGTATTGATGAAGTGTCATTCAAAATTGGGCCTGATGATGTGATGGTCGGTGCAAACGCCAAACCGCCCACCATTAAGCGAGGCTTTATCGACAATCAACAGTGCTTGGTACAAGAGAGCGTCACGCTTGAGCGAGTAGCCGAGTCCTGGGCAAAAGAGAGCGGCCTATCGTTTATCAAAGCGCCGGATACGCCCGGTTTTCAATTTGCTCGCATTGAGCAGCGTGATGAAACCACTCCCGCATTTTTAACGCGATTGTCAGAGCAAACCAGTGTGCCGATGGCCATCAAAGGTAAGCGCCTTGTGATGGGTAACTTTAAAGACGACGTGATTCAAATTGACACCTTAAACCGAGACATCCTCACCGCCCTCAATCTGCCCGATAGCGCTCGTTCAAAGTACGTAGCGGTTGAAGTCAATGGTTATGACCAGCAAGCCGAGCAGCTTTTTAGTTATCGCGCCGGGGATGCCACTGCGACAGGCGATCGAGTGAAGATGCTGCACAACATCGATAATGTGAAGTCCATGGCAGACGCCAGAGCTTACGCCGAGTCCTATTTGCAAAATGGTGCAGACGGGAAACAAGGTGCGAAAGGACGTATGTCGGTGACCAATATCATGTTAACCACCGCGCATTTGATTGAATTTTTACACTTTGGCAACGTGCCAAACCGCTGGAAACCCACCACAGTGACGACATCCATTAGTGGACGTTCGTGGACCGCCAGCGCGCAACTAGCAAGAGCGACCTGATATGACCAATCGATTCCCTACTATTCCAGAGCCGCAACTGGTCGAGGTGAATTATGACGCCGACCTTGTCAGCCTCAAGCAGCGTTACCAAGCGGGCACCGGGCACTATCCTGGCCTTAACGATCCCGAAACGTTTCATCTTGAGCAAATCGCGTATGAGAAGAACGAGCTCAAAGCGCTGCTTAACTACGAAAGTAAGCAGAACCTTCTCTCGTTTGCTGACAAAGAGCGTTTAGACAACATCGGTCTACTGACCGAAACCGAGCGTCTGCCCGCGTCAAAAGCCCGTACGGTAATGGCCTTTACCTTTACCCCTCATACTGGCTTTGTCATTGCGAAGGGCTATCAAGTGATTGCCGTGGATAACCAGACCCTGTTTGAAACACTGGAAGAGGTGGTGGTCAGTGCGGGCACGCAAAGCATCAATGCCAACGTCGAGTGCATCGACGCTGGCCTTCAGGGGAATGGCTTCTTAGCCGGACAAATTAATCAAGCCGTTGCGCCATTGGATGCGCTTGAGAGTGTGACCAATACCGAAACCACACAAGGCGGCTCTGACATTGAGAATGATGATGACTTTGCCTATCGAATCTATATTTCGCCGTCAAAGTTCAGTGTGGCTGGGCCTTATGAGGCGTATGAGTATTTTGCTCGTTCAAGCAGCTCGTCGATTAAAAACGTGTCGGTATGGACACCCTCGCCGAATGAAATTGAGATAAGCGCGATTTTGCAAGATGGCTCGCTCCCCAACCAAGCCATCAAGGATTTGATTAAATCAGAGTGCTCAGGGGATAAGCGAGTGCCTATGGGGGATTTGGTGCGCGTGGTGGACGCAACGGATGTCACGGCAACGGCGAGCTTTCACCTGCAGATATTCAGTGACTACGCCTCATTAGCGGAGTCCATTCAAATGACGGCAAAAACGAATATTGAATCCGTCATTAATACGTGGAAGACGCAGCACGGACGCGACATTGTGCCTGCGGCCTTAACGTCGCTGGCTCAACGTATTGAAGGCGTGTACCTCGCGAAAGGGGCGCTAACCGATAGCGATGGCCAAGTGATTGCTGACACGAAACCGGTGACTCAAAAACAAAGACCGCTTATCACCCTCACGGCCGTTACCTTTGAGGTCATCACTGAAAGCAGTCAACAAACCTTTGAATAACAATAATAAGAGAGAGAAAAGCCAATGAGTGAAACGGGAATGAAAGCCATATTGATGTCTCTCACGGATTTAGCGGGCTTAAAGAAAGTGGGTACGTCCGTGATGGCCACGATTGTCAGTTTTGGTGTTAATGATATTGCGCAACTCGTTGCGATTACGGTGGGTATTATCTCGGGTTGTATGGCCATTCGCCATTATGCGGTGGCGACCCAACTCAATAAAGCCAAGCTGGCTCGCTTACAAACCGGTGATGACAGCGTGATGGAGTCGGAGGAAACCTCATGAGTCTGAAAGCGAACGCAACGAAAGCCTTGGTGTGCTCCATCACCGCCGTGTTGGCCATCGTGTTTAACATCGATGACGCATTGAGTGTCAGTGAACCAGGCCTGCGTCATATTGCGAATGAAGAAGGTTGCCGCGCTCAAGCCTACCAATGCAGCGCCCATACTTGGACTCTCGGCCTTGGGCATACTCAAGGGGTGAAGCAAGGTGACTCGGCAACGAATGAGCAAATCGCCCACGACTTTGTTAAGGATGTGGCCAGCGCTGAGAGCGTGGTAAACGCGCTCCTTACACAAACGCCGAGCCAAGCGGAATACGACATGATGGTGAGTTTTGTGTTCAACCTCGGCGCGAGCAACTTTGCTCGTTCGACCTTGCTCAAGACCTTTAATCAAGGAGACCACCGCGGAGCCTGCTTACAATACCCGCGTTGGGTCTATGTCAATAAGAAAGACTGCCGCATAAAAGGCAGTGGCTGCGAAGGTATCCCCAAACGGCGAGATAAAGAAATGGCGATTTGTTTGAATGGATGGCAATAACATGGGGATTCTTGGCCAGCTTAAACGCACGGCTTTTTGGTTAGGCGGCGCCATACTCATCGTGAGCTTGCTGGTGAACTACCAGCTCTTCCACTACACCAGTGAGCTAAAAGCCAGTAACCAAATGCTAGGTGAAACCATTACCAGCCAGGAAACCACTAATCATTTATTGGCTGAGCGCATCACGATGTTAACCACCCAAAGGCGTGAAGCGCAGCAAGTCGCGGATGATACGTCGACTCGAGAGCGCCATGCTCGACATCAGCTAACAACACGCGTTGAACAACTGGAAAAGGAGCTTGAACATGAAATATGCAGCGCTGAGCCTATCGCTTATCCTGTTGGCTGGGTGTCAGGATACTAAGGTTGTCACTCAGTATGAATACCAAGATATTATCCAATCACCACCGGTGGGTGACTTGGTGGAGTGTGAGCAGCCGTTTGACCAAAAGCCGCTGACTTATGGCGAAGCGGCCAGCCGTGATGCTGTCTGGCTTACGTACTTTCGATTGTGCGCCTGTAAGATAGAGCGCAATCGAACGTTCTACGGTTACACCAATAAAAATGACGCTTGCTCCAAACTCGATGCAAGCGCCATTCAAACTCTTCCATCACTGCCTACTACCCAAACAGACTGAGCTGCTCCTCTGGTTTGCCATTGGCGGTTTCACCTTTGTCCTTTACAAACACAAACCAGGTTTGCAGTTTTGAGGCAAAGAAATAGCCATCTCGCACGTGGTTGCGCTGGGTGCGAGTGCAGCTATTAAATACCTCATAGGCTGGAAGCATACGGATCGGTTTCGATGGCATGATAATTACTCCTTCTCCATAGGTACTCGGCCAGCTCTTTAGGGGTGTACCAGTTACGAATACCTAGATCACTTTTGATGATCGCTTTATCAATGGGATTGAGCGCGGCTTGAAACTCGCTTGCCGCGATGCGGTTATCGGGATACATCTCCAGTAAGAGCGCTTCGAGCTCTTCTTGGGTCCGAGGGTTTAACACCTCATAGCGAGGCTCGGCCCGAAACTTTACTCGCCTTGACATGATGCCTCCCAACGTTCAAGTCCCACAATCACAGCACGTATCGTGTCACGAGTGAGCCAACGAGCGCGTTCGACTTTTACCGTGCGTTTCACAAAGCTATCTAATGCGGGGTCATCCAACCCTTGCCAGCCCATAGATTTAGCCAACGCCGCCAGCTTTGCCCATTGTAAGTTGGATGGCTGGCGAGACGAACTGCCTCCCAAGCGCTTTTTAAACTTGATTGAGTCTTCCAAATAGCCTTGACGCTTTAACTCTGCGACCAACTCACGCAACGTATCATCACTCAAGTCTTTGCAGCTAGTTTGACCCGTTTGAATGCCTAGGTAGTTGCGATACTCATCGTCATCATAAAAGCCCATACGGTCATTCAACAGCGCTTTAACACCTTTATGTACCAAACCATAGTAAGCATGACGATTTATCTTCATTTTCATAGCGCCTCCTCAATGGGTAAGGTGAAAGGTTTACCAAGCCAGTTCTTGTTGGCGACACGAAGCAGTAGCGCCGCAAAAAACTCGGATTTTTCTTTAGTGGAAAAGCCAGCATCTCGACGCAGCGTATCGAACAAATCCGCACTGTCGGCATCGAGGATGAACTTACGCTCGACGCGACCTAGCGCCTTGCTGCGCATACGGCTATCGCGGGTTCTATCGGCTTGAGATTTGGGGTTATCGACTTTAGGACGCCCGATACGAGCGGAAGAAATGACCATAAACGTTACTCACTCACAATAAGTTATTGTTCATAGTTTATGCATTTGGAAGCGTTTGTAAGAAAAACTTGATGGAAAGGCACGGAAAGCCCAGTCCAATGCCTTGGTCAATTGATTCGTGCCAGCGATTGCCTATGTACGGAATTATGCATGATCTGAGACTCATGCAAACCTGTACTTTAGTTCTACACATTACTCATCATAGATGTACCACGTCTTTGGACAAAAGTGTGTTATCGAATTTTCTAAAATAGCTTTTAGCGGATTAATAGAAGTATGGAAAACAACCTCTTTTGAGTGGTCAATTCTCATTCTTCACTACATACTTTTGACGCCACCAATCTGCGTAGCTTTGCAAGCCTAGATAGATTTGTTGTGTACAGTCAGCCAACACATCTAGGTCTTTCAACTGATAAGTATAAATCTCTGCAAGCTCCTTGTGTTTAGCTGTCCCTTTATTCCATGCATCACTCAAGCTCATATCGTCGATAGAAAAAAGTTCAGTTCCAGTTAGTACGATAACAGTCGCACGTTGTACCCCAGTTCTTCTTTCTATTTCTCGCCCCCAAAGTGCTAGCCTTTTTAATCGAGTGGCTTCTTTAATCGATAACTTGCTCTTTAATGTAGAAAACACCAAGATCGCCCCGGGATGCCTTACCGCCAGCTCTTTCATAGCCTGAACATCCTTAGTTGTGAAAGCTTCTTTAGCAAAACTTTTAGCTTCTCCAAATATGAGCTTTGCGTGCGAGTTAGTATCGAATGCGGGAGTTTGTTGAACCCAAACGATATAGTCTGCTTCTATTTTTTTTCTATCTGAGTAAGTGAGCTCTCGACCAGATGTCCAAGACATCTTAGAAAAGCTGATATCACCAATAACTTCTGAAAAGAAGCGCAGGCTTAGCGCTGCTGAATAACCACCTTTAGCATAATTCGGCAATGCAAATGGACCAATAAGTCGATAAGCCCATGCCAATTTATTCTTTGTATCAAGCTTAGGGAACTCAAAACTCTTCATGCAAAGATTACATTGAAGAAAGTAATCTAGCTTACGCAGATCAAACCAGTTAGGGTGCCCACAATGCGTACACTTAACCTCTGCACCTATTTCGACAGCGCCGCAATCTACGAGTTTTTGAAAGCTATTATTTGCTCTACGCTGATTTCCAGAGACGATACTCATCTTGTTTTTAAATGCGTTTACATTCTCTGTCTTCGAAGCCGGTTTCATAGCTATTTTGTTTAGCTCTTCTACGACCTTTTTGTTTGCAAGCGCTCTTACTCCCCCAAATCCCCCCATTGTATCTATAATTTGGTGGGTAGATCTTCCGGCATCAGATTGCACACTTGAAATGTCTAAAGTTCTTAACCATTTGGAAATTGCATCAGAGCATGAGTCTATTTCTAAGTAGTTTTTCCCCATTGAACTTCTAGGAATTAGCACAAGGCCTTCGGTTGTAGCAAGCACTATGTCCCCCCCCATATACGGAGATGGAAATTTGGGGTTGCGAAAGTCTATAGGAAATACAGTATTAACTGCTTCTTTGCCCCAGTTCCTAATCTGAACTATGTTAGCCCATTTTTGCCCCCCTCCATGCCTATCGACAAAGTCAGGCAGCAAGGCATCTGTCTTCGTTATCTTCTCGGATTCAGAAATTAACTGTTCACTATCCCTTTCTTTTACAACAAGAACAGGCTTTTGTTCTCTAACCACTCCTTTATATTGCTTGGCGTCAAATGATGGATACCAGTGCTGAATACAATTGGCTTCTTTTTTATCTACACTAATATATGCTCTAAATAAGCCTTCTGCTTCATCTTGATTGATACTTCTAGCAAACATCACTGTGGGGCGAATCATTACACCATGCCTGTTTCCGGGAAGAGGCCGATAGTTACGTAATATGAACTGCTTACAAAAATCACTTAGCTTTTCAATCCATTGCTTAGGCACCGGAACAATGCTATTCGGATATACCGCTCTTAAGTTCCAATAGTCCAGTAAATCATATGGTTTGGTAAAATCGAATACGAAGATGGCAGGATCTTTGTGGTGATTGGGGTAGCAATTGATTTGCGCATTAGCGATATCTAAAGGAGAAAGAGTCACTTTGTTAAAATAAGTTTTTAATACTTCGGCATCTAAATCCAACTCTTGTGGAGAGAAGATATCTTTAAAAACTTTCTCGTAATAACTGTAATTGTCCCTAGAAGTGAAGCCACCAAATAAACAGCTAGCCATCATATCTAAAGCGACTGAGTCACCTTTTATTAACGCAATATCACGAGGTATTCTATGATGATATTTGTACTCAGTGTCGTATAGGTGTTGATAAAGGTCGTATACATCTTGACCAAAACTTTTCCAGCCTTGTTGTCCATCTTGATCTATCAATAATTGTTCAAGGCTTATAATTCTGTCTTCTTTGTAGCCAGACTTTGCTGCTAGACCTTCTTCACATTCAACTAATACATCTGGTTCAAAAAAGTCCAGATACCTATTGAGTGACTCACGTGGCTTTTCTTTCCTAGAGGCACCATCAGACCACCATTTAGGTGTTCTGCTAAATACAGGAATTATTGGGTTATACATCCCGCCCCATAAGCAGGTGTTTACTTTGAATATCTCAGCAATACTTTTACCGTCATTTGGTCTCACTAGAAAACCAAATCGAATTGGGCGTAGTTTAGTTTTTATGTTTATAGTTTTCATATTTACCCCTGCGATAATCGGCCTCTATCAGTCGTACATTTCAAAACAAACATGTAATAACAATAAGTTAACACCTATTTATTGAGTAAAAACAGTAATCAAAAGACACTCTGTAGCATAAGAAAAAGTAGGTCAATTGATGCTTAGGTGGAATGTGAATTCAACCAGACATAACTCTGAAAGGGGCAGAAATAATTCACGAAACAGGTTGTTTCGCAATTGTGCAAGGACCTCTTGCACAATTGAGTCCGAGAGTTTGTCCAACAACCTGTTGGGCAATTGGGAAACAGCTTGTTTCACAAATAAATCTCATGATGGTCTCTTGCGTTCGAAACACGCCTTGGGGCACAAACGTTTTAGAGTCGTAGCACTAAGGCGTTCTTGTCCCACAGAGAGACAACATGCCTCACCACGGCCTTTCCCTTAGTTGTAGTTTTTACCTCTAACAACCCATGTCATTGTCCTCTGCTAACCTCATCTATATTAAGTGCTAGCTCTAGCTCATGGGGACTAGCCTGATATGTTTTTTCATGGTTCCATTTCGGCAACGTTAATAGTGTATTTACGGTAGCCTTGTCTTGGTTCGATATTCGCATCCCAAAAATCACAGATTCTAAAGCCTCTGGCGCAAAGTATATTACACCACTATCATCACATAACAACCGGACTTCTTGTTCATATGCCCAATCTCGGTGTTTTTTTGTAAAAGCTGTTTTGAAAAGAGCTTGCTGCTTATTGTACCCGTTCACAACCCCGTCGGACTCATTGAACACATCTTCGTTTTTTATTGCCATATATTTATCATCAGACTGTCTAACTTGGTTATGGCCCGAAGCGACCTTACCAACATAAAAAATCATTTTTACTGCGTGAACCTTGTTGCGGTCACATGAGCAGGATTTGAGTAAATTCCGGTTGTCTTCGAACACGCATGTTATGGCTGAAAATAATAATGGGGCATAGATATGCTAGAATTTTTGTTCTAGCATATTTGGTTTGATTTAGTAGAAGGGTAGGCATTCTTTGATAGTCAGATCCAAGGCATGATTCCCCCACTTACTTATACTTGAATTGGGCCATACATCCCTGTATTGATAATCGCATTCCAAATTGTTTTTATTCAAAGTGAAGCCGAAATGGGATCGCGTAGAACGCCGCTTGTCTATATTTAATTAGTTGGTTATTGAGTTTATTTACTCGTTGCGAGTAACGGTTTATCAGCCTTGCAGACGATGGTTCTTAGCATGGAGATACGAGTCAGATTTCCACATCTCACACTCGGCTTACCTAGACGATCTAATACTTTCTGGGCTAGTATTTTTGCCTCTTGAGGATCACGTGCAAGCATGCATTCGAGTGAGCCTTTAGCATCATCGACACTAGTCCCAATTAAAGTGGCCACTTTATCCATGATGACATCCTTATAGCTTGCTGAAGTTTAAGTGAACCTGTTGATATTCGCCTTCATCATCGCGTTCGTAGAAGTTGAAGTACGACTTACTACCAATGATGAGCAGTGACTCTTTTGCTGCTTCCTGCGCCTTACGCAATGTTTCGTCTTGGAAGTCTTTGCCAATAAAGCTAATGGTGTTTGCAATAGAGGCATCGTTCACAAAGAAGTCTTGAACCGCGATTAATACATCATGCGGCAGTTTGTCTTTTTGGCTATTGTAGTAGTCACGCGCCAACTGACGAGCTGCATCATGCTCAGGACCAAGGGTTTTCAGTTTGGCGGTTTTGTAAGTGATTTTGTATTTTCCATCAAAGCTAAACATCGCCACGTTATCGCCATTCCCTCGGGTATGTAGTTTCGTACCGTAGCTCTCTAGCATTTCAATGCGAAACTCTTCAAAGGCTTTCACTAGGTTCTCTTTGAAGGCTTGAAGATGTTTTTGATGCGTTTTTACCTGCTTAACCAAACTGGTGACGAACGCATCTTTACGCAGCTCATGAGCGGGAATGTTGCACTGTGCGATAAGGTTGCCTTCCGCGTTATACACAAAGCCTTCCGGTGCGGCTGGACGAGTTGGCTTTACTTCTGGTTGTTGAGTCGTTTTATTCATTGTGGTGCTCCTGTTTTGACAAAATGGTCAGCTTTAATAAGCTCGTTCTGTTGTTTTAAAAATTGGTTGACGGCCTGATAAGCCGTGTCTTTTGCGCCGTAAGCAGCGATGGCTGTGTGTGATCCCACTTGGGTCAATGCTTCTGCCCGATAATCGACGATAGAGAATTCTCCGAGCCCGTTTTGGTTATTTGGGTCAAAGCGAACAATCACTTCGAGCTTAATGTCTTGATTGGATTGCTGTCCCATTACGCCTCCCAATAAATAATGCTGTGGTTAAGCTTGACGGCTTGCATGTGTCGCTCGATGCCTTGACAGTTCATGTTGATATCGAATTTCGCGATGTTGGCATCAACAATTAATAAAGGTCTATCACTCATCACAAATTCACCTTTTCCTTTTGGTTTACGGCTGGCGACTCGACCGCCACGCAACCAAACAAATTCATCCGTTTCTCTGCGACTCATATTGCCTCCCAAGGACGTAGAACTTGGTTTAATAACCGGTAAGCAGGAGAGAGTAAAAATTGAAACTCTGCATCCAACTGAGAGTTGTTTCCTTTGCCTGTTTTGGGTCTGCAATCCTTACAATAACCATGGTGTAAGTGCCATTGCAGAGTCTTTCCTCGGCACGTAATGCACGGGGCATAAGGTGAGGCTCCTGTCAGTTGATAGAGGTACGCATTCCCTTTTTGCCCACAAGCGGTCACTGCGCCATGCGCTTTCAACCGCATCAACAGGTTCTTAATGGTGGTGAGCGCAAGGCGGTCACGTCCAACTTGTTGTTGCCAAAGTGCCTTACACGTACAGGGCTGGTGCTTAGTCAACAGTGCCATTACGACCTCAGTAGTGTTGAGTAATAGTGTCATGGCTACACTCCTATGCTTTCTTTCAAGTAGTGGTGAGCCGCAGCCAAGTGTTTCGGTGTCAACGGCTCATGGTTTCGGGATGCTGACGAACTGGCTAACATGATCATGTCTGCGAGTGTTCTGAGTTGCCCTGTGGTTTTCGGTACAATGGCGTAGGCCGCTTTAAACAGCTCTTGGTCTTGAATACCCCAAGCCTGCATATAGCTTTTGATGTCATCATTTGACGTCACCTTGATGCAAGTTGGGCGTATCATTCGGCTCCAAATCGGGTTCATGTTGACTTGAGAGCGAGCTGCGCTCATACGAGTACGCACGACATCATTACCAAGAAGAAACACGCCGCACTTACGTTCAGCTAAAATACGCAAGCCATTCAATACATCATCTGAAAGGTATTGCGCTTCATCGATGATGATAAGTCCGTTTGAGCCATCTAACTCTTGTGCTATCGCTTTTTGCATGCGGTAGACCGTCATGTTGGAGGCTTTGATATTCATGCGCTCACAAAGCTCAGATAGAATGGCTCGCGCTGATTTACACAGGTTTGAAGCGGTCACAATCCAGACATTATTGTGTTTGCGTTGATACTCTTCTGCTGTGACTGTTTTGCCAATACCTGAGCCTTCATACACCATCGACCAGCGACGCATCGTGCGAGCCAAGTCCATCAACTTCCAAATGGTTTCCGACGTTGGCAACATCAAAAACTCAGGCTCTTGAAGTGACGTATCGGCGAACTCTTCAACTTGGGTACACCGTGTATTCAACCAGGTTTCAAGTTTATGAAGCTGGGTTCCGGTGTCGCCTGTATAAGGTTTGTTATTGAGTAACTTACTTAAAATGCCTTCACCAATATCAGACTCTTTGGCAATCTTACGATTACTGAGGTTTTCACTGACTTTCACGGCAAGGACTTGTTGAATAATGTGGTTCATTTTGCTTTCCCGTATTGCTGCATCAATGCGTCTAAATCCATCGTGGGCTCAAAATCTACGCCCACCGCTTTCTTCTCGAGCAAGCCTTCAAATTCACTTGGGTTCATTTGATGTTGCTCTGGGGCTCTTGGTAGTTCTGGTGTCATTTCAGTAATACTCGGCACCATGCCGCCTAATGGCTCTGGCTTCTCATCGCTGCGCGTTAACTGAGCAAGGTCGTCATTCGTTAATCCGACCATTTGCTCCTTTAACCACGCGGCTCGATTAATATCTTCACTTTGGTGTAGGCTCTGACGGCGTGCCGCACCTAAATCGTCATAAGCCGCATCAGCAAACAACGGAACCTCGCCGATGAACTCTCCACGCTCACTGTAGGCATACACACAGCCTGTTAAGTCATAAGGGTTGAAGCGAAGATGAACACTTTGACCGATGTATTCGAACAACAGCGGGCTGCGGTAACGATTCGACAAATGCTTGCTGTAACGCCCTGCGTTTAATTCAACTAAACCGCCAGCATGAACCTTCACGCTTTTTCGGGTGCGGTGCAGACACAAGCGCAACTGTGTTGCGGTGGGTTTACGTACTTGGATTTGGGTGTAACTTTGCTCAAACACTTGCTTATAACTGTGAATGCCACGTGCCATCTCACTGCGACGGCCTTTCTGGCTATTCCAATCGGCCACCCACTCGGCAAATAGCTCAACCACTAACTCAACAGGTACTGTGGTTTCACCGTAATTCGCGGGTTTGCTGGTGGCGGATTCACCTGCGTAGGCTCCGGCAAAAGCTGGATGGCGTTCAAACTGACCGATACCACCTTTAGAATGGAACAAGCGCTCAACAGGTTTAGCTCGCGCGTTACCTTTACGGCCTACATTGTCATCTTCAACGCGAGTCCAGTTCACTTTTGAGCCTAGAGCCGTAATCGCGCCTTCAATCTCAGCGTTATCAAACTTCTTATGCTCTAACTTGCCTTTGCCTGTCGCTTTAGGGCGTGAGGTTCGGCCTGTCATCGCTTCACTTAGCGCTACAGCGCCTCGGTCAAGGTCGAATACTTCAGGAATGCTGAACGTTGAAACCATATTGAAAAGCGCAATTCCCAACATCTCGGTGTTCTCTGTAATATCAATGGCGTAGCCCACAATCATCGAACTATAAACATCCTGGAACACCCAAACGGTAGGACGAAGCACCGTGCCATCTTCCATATGACAGCGAATGCGAAACTCATGACCATCACCCGATACGCGCTGCATAGCATGCATACCGACTCGTGTGCGACGCTGCGCAGGGACTAATGTTTGCTTGGCTGCAAACAAGCCACCTCGGCAATACACTTGAAGCTCATAGGGGATATCGGTATTCACACGCTCTCGGATTGTGGAGAGGCAAGGCACACTCCAACCTTCACGCTTAGCGGCTTTGCCCATGCGGTTATAACACTCGGTGATGGTGGGCTGCTCAGGTCGTAAATAATCGGCCTGAAACATAGACCAAGCTTCCGGTGACAAAGGAGCTGTTCGCTTACCGTGAGAGCCAATTCTATCGAGAAGTGCTGGCAACCAATCTTCCACAGGGATCTTGTTGGTTTGTAATCCTGGGATGTTGTAAAACCAGCTCACAATTTTGGAATAGGTTCTTCCTGACTCTTCCGCCACGCGCTTCATTGATTTACGCATGCTAATACCCGATTCAACGTACGCTTTAACTCGCATACACAACTCATAACGCTGCTTGGTTGACGCTTTCTTGCTATCGGTCGCTTCTTCGTACTCAAGCCATAGTTCGTCGGAAGTAGGGGTAACTGCCTGACGTACATGACGACTACCTTCAGCTTGCTCCGTCTTTTGCTTTGCGATTTCACGCAATAAGTACAAGCGGGTTTCTTCTGGCAAGCAGTCGATATGATATTCAAATGCTTTTGAGCCTTGGCGCTTACGTTTTTGGTCTGGCTTATTTGTAGTTAGGCGGTCTAAATTATCTCTAGTTCTTACATCCGAACTAGGCATTAAGGGGGCGCTCATTATTTCTTTAGCTGTAAACCACATACGACATACCTCAAGCAGCTCTATTTGCACAACGTGTAGGCCAGATATCTTCAGGTTTAAGCCCTAAAGCATTAGCAATAATCTCTTCGCCTTTAGGCCATGGACGATCTAATGCGTTATTCAACGTATTGGCAGCCAGCCCATTCTTTATTGAGAGTTGGCGTAACGATACTTTTTTCTTATGCAAAGCGGCCACAATATCTGCTCTGTGCATATCCTCGGTTGGTATAAATGTAGTGTCTGATCTATTCATTTTTGATACCCTGTGCAATTAGTTCACAAACTAAGCTGAAAACATAATTCAACGAATTAACTTGATGAAATTAATTGTTGATCATATTTTTACGAATGTAAACGTATTTTTCCGCTTACCTGTAAATTTCCACGAATTAACTTGATGGGTGGTTGTTTTTCAATGACTTACAAAGAAAAAGACGCTGAAAACAAAAAAGACAAAAAACGTATTATTCCATCAAAGAGAATAATACAGTTCAAAGAACGCTTGGTTGAGGTTATTGGCGATGAGGCAGTCCTATCATTCGCAAAAAAAAGCGGAATGTCTGAGGGCGTTATGCGCAGTTATATAAGAGGAGATACATTTCCATCTTTAGACCGCCTGGAAGCGATAGCGACCGCAGCTAAAGTAGATTTGAATTGGTTGGCTACTGGTAAAGGTGCAACAACACAGTTAATAGAGGTGCCTGTTAGAAAGGGTAATGTTGTAGAAGTTATTCAATATGACTTTAAAGCAAGTGCCGGTGCGGGATGCTTAGTGGTGTCAGAGAACCCTGTAGCAAAGTTTGAGTTCTCGAAAGAGTGGTTGATTAAACAAGGCTTGAACGGTAAGCACCTGACAGTCGTAGAGATGTATGGTGACTCTATGGAGCCGACATTGATCGATGAAGACCTTATGCTGGTGGAAGTAATTGATAGCCCTAAGCAAGCACGTGATGGCGTATGTGTATTTCGCATTGATGATGAAGTAATGGTCAAACGTATTCAATATGACTTTGCTAGCGGTGGATATCATGTAACAAGTGATAACACTGCCTACAAGCCATTTTTCATTGGCGAAGAGTTTGAAGGACGTTTCCAGCTTCTTGGGCGTATGGTGCGAGTATTGCAGAGAGCAAAGAAAGCATAATTAAAGGAGCTGTTACAACATAAAGGGATCTGTTTTAATCTTTAACTAAGATCTTACCTCAAAAGCCCTAATTTATTGAATCATCCACTTTAGGGCTTAAACCATTATTTACAATTTAGTTTCAATAGGTTATAGGTGTATAGTTCACTTTGTCTTTTGTATTAACTTATAATTATCTCTCTCACCCAATGCTTTGCCGACATCTCTTACCGCACTTTTAAAGCGATAAGAAATGACCGTTGCAGCAAGCGCGGCCCGCTCTCTACCGTATTTTTGGTAGATGTATTGGATGACTTCTTCACGGCGTTCGTGTTCAAAATCGACATCAATATCAGGCGGCTCATCGCGCTCTTTACTGATGAAACGCTCAAACAGCACCGAGATCTGTCTTGGGTCAACAGAGGTGATTTCTAAGCAGTAACAGACCACGGAATTGGCCGCTGAACCTCGACCTTGGTAAAGAATGCCTTGGCTTTTGGCAAACATCACGATGTCATGAATGGTGAGAAAAAAGAAAGGGTAGTCAAGCTCGCCAATTAACCCCAATTCTTTCTCTATGATCTGTTGGATGTCGTTAGGTACACCTTGTGGGAAGCGAGTCTGTTTTCCTTTTTCGACCAACATGCGCAGATAACTCATGGGTGTTTCACCTTGAGGAATCAGCTCACTGGGATATTCGTAGCGCAAGCTATCTAAATCAAATTCACACAGCTCAGAGATTCGGTTGCTCTCTTCTAGCCACTCCACTTTGAAAATATGAGAGAGTTTATTGATACTCCGTAAACAACGTTCTGCATTAGCAAGTAAGTGACTGCCCACTTCGGTAATGGGCTTTTGGTACTTTATCGCAGTGAGTGAGTGCTGCAAGGGTAAGCGATTCGCGTTGTGCATCAGCACGCCACCACAAGCTGTTATCGGCAGTTGATGATGCTGTGACAGCTCAACGCAGTAATCTGTGTACTGCTGGTCGGTTTGCTTTAGGTGTCGTTGTAAGCCGATCCAAAGCCGACCTGAATGGTGCTGGGAGAGCCATTGTCCCCAGTGCGCGTCTTCATTTTTCTGTTGAGGAAGCCAAAGAATAAAGCAGTGCTTAGCCGACATGATATCCCACTCAGAGAGCTGATAATGTCCCTTGCTGCTACGACGTCTCGCGTTGGTAATAATACGGCATAGCTCGGCGTAGGCTTGTCTGTTTGGGCATATCAAGATCACTTGGCACTCTTCATTTAGCCAAAACATGCTCCCGACAATTTGCTTGAGTGATAGTTTATGTTGCTTGATTGCAGAGTGAACCTTAACGATGCCCGCGACTGAGCACTCATCAGTAACCGCGAGTGCTTTGTAACGTAAGAAGTCGGCCTGTAAAACAAGCTCCTCTGCGTGTGAGGCTCCCTCAAGGAAGGAGTAATTGCTTTGACAGAAAAGCTCTGAATATTGCTGAGACAT